TCTGGAAAATCAACGTTAACTCCGGATGGCTGGATAAGCTGTAGCGAACGGATGCCCGCTCAAGATGATTGGGTTTTAATTTATTCAAAGCACGGCGAGTATTTGGCAGGTCAGGTGCAAGGGGAATACGTGGAGTTGAACGACGGCACGCTATCGTGGCTAGGAAGTGCCTTGCATTGGATGCTGCTACCAGAACCGCCGCAGCAGGAGGTGAAGTAGTGAATACCTCAGTAATTCGAACATACACAGAGCAGCTTGAGTCCACCATCGAAAAAGGAGTTGAGTTACGAGACTCAATGCGTCAGGAGATATCCCGACTCGAACGACTTGTAAAAGCTCAGAAGTCTGAAATCACCAATGCGGTTAATGCCAGGGAGTTGTACCAGCACAGGCTTGGTAATTACAAAAAGCGTCTGATAGTTGAGCGGGAGAAGCGGCAGAAACTTGAAGGTCAGCTTATCAAGCTAAAGCGGAAAATGAGTAATGGCTAAATCCCCAGCAGAGCGCAAAGCAGCGCAGCGTGCGCGGCAGTACGCCGCCGGTGAGCGCAAGCTTGAGCTGGTACTGGATGGGCAGGAACTGGAAATGCTGGCGCGGAACTGCACAGCCCGTCGCCATGGTCGTGCGCCGTATGACATGAGCGAGTACATCGCGTTGCTGATCCGCCAGGATGATGCCCGCGTTCGTGGCCGTATCAAATCCATCAGCGCGAACCGATGCGGGAAATGTGGCGATTCACTGCCGGTTAAGTCGTGTCCGTGCGATGGTGATTCGGCATGTTGGGTAACCCGTGGATGGCATGAAACTAAATTATCAGTGTGACATGTCACGATATCGACAATAAATTGCAACGGCCGCCGACTATGGCGGCTTTGTTTTGCGTGTTACTATTACCAAAACGGTAATTATTACTTCGGTGGTAACAATGCCAGCAGAACCAAAAGCACCAAAACGCAAATCAACGCAGTACAAGCCCCTCACAGCTATGCAGGAGGCTTACGCGCAGGAATATACAAAATGCCCTGAGAATCAGACGCAGGCAGCGATTAACGCAGGATTCTCGCCTAATACGGCAGCCGTCAAAGCCAGTGTCATGATGCGTGATGAGCGTATCCAGAAACGGATCGCCGAGTTGATGGAGGAACGCAATAAGCGCCTGCGCGTCAGTGCTGATTACGTGTTGCTTCGCCTGGTGGAAATAGACCAGATGGATGTGATCGACATCCTTAACGATGACATGAGTATCAAGCCGGTTTCCGAATGGCCTAAGGTCTGGCGTCAGTATCTTACCGGTTTCGAGCTGGCCGACATGTTCGAAGGCCGCGGCGACGAGAAAGAACTTGTTGGCATACTCAAAAAAATAAAATGGCCTGACAAGGTGAAGAACCTCGAGCTTATTGGTAAGCACGTCGACGTCAACGCGTTCAAAGAACGCCTGGAGGTTTCCGGTACCGTAACGATTGCCGACCGAATGGCGAAGGCCCGCCGCCGCGTAAAAGAGCAGGCAGGTGGTGAAGAATGACAGCCGCAGCCATATCGACGGAAGAGCAACTCGTAGAGGATATCGCCTCGTTCACGTATGACCCGCTGGGCTATGCGCTGTACGCGTTTCCGTGGGGAGAGGATGGCACAGAGCTGGCGCATGCCACCGGGCCCAGAAAGTGGCAGGCTGATGCATTTCGTGAGATACGCGATCACCTCCAGAACCCCGCGACACGTCACCAGCCGCTGATGCTGGCCCGCGCATCCGGCCACGGCATCGGTAAATCTGCTTTCATCTCGATGCTGATTAACTGGGGCATGTCCACCTGCGAGGACTGCAAGGTGGTGGTGACCGCCAACACCGACAACCAGTTGCGCACCAAGACCTGGCCTGAAATCATCAAATGGTCAAATCTGGCTATCACGAAAGAGTGGTTCACCTGCACCGCTACCGCGATGTACAGCAATGATCCCGGCCATGACAAACGCTGGCGTGCCGATGCTATCCCATGGTCTGAGCACAACACAGAAGCATTCGCAGGGCTGCACAACGAGCGCAAGCGCATCATCGTGGTATTCGACGAAGCATCCAACATTGCCGATCTGGTGTGGGAAGTAGCAGAAGGCGCGCTGACGGACGAAGACACCGAAATCATCTGGGTGGCGTTCGGTAACCCGACGCGTAACACCGGGCGTTTCCGTGAATGTTTCCGCAAGTACAAACACCGCTGGAAGTGCGCGCAGATTGACAGCCGCACCGTTGAAGGCACTAACAAGCAGCAGTTGCAGAAGTGGGTAGACGACTACGGCGAGGAAAGCGACTTTGTTAAAGTTCGTGTGCGCGGAATATTCCCTGATGCGTCTGAATTGCAGTTCATCCCGACAGGCCTCACTGACGAGGCAATGAAGCGCGTTGTTACCGCGGCGCAGGTAGCGCATGCACCAGTGATTATCGGCGTCGACCCGGCATATTCCGGCGTGGATGATGCGGTTATATACCTGCGGCAGGGGCTGCACAGCAAAGTGCTCTGGACCGGCAACAAGACCACCGATGATTTGATTATGGCGAAGCGCATCGCCGACTTTGAAGACCAGTACCAGGCTGATGCAGTATTTATCGACTTCGGTTACGGTACCGGGCTGAAGTCAATCGGTGACGGATGGGGCAGGACGTGGCAGTTAATCCCGTTCGGCGGCGGCTCGACAGACCCTCAGATGCTCAACAAGCGCGGCGAGATGTTCAACAGCTGCAAAACATGGCTGAAGCTCGGCGGCGCGCTGGATGATCAGGAGACGGCTGATGACCTGTCGGCGGCAGAGTACAAAGTCAGGGTTGACGGCAAGATCGTCATTGAGCCGAAGGAGGATATCAAAGAGCGCTTAGGCCGCTCGCCGGGCAAGGGTGACGCGCTGCTGCTGACGTTTGCTTTCCCGGTTACGAAGCACCTGCGCATTCCTGGCCAGGAGAGCCAGCAGGGTAAAGCGGTCACAGAATATGACCCGTGGAAATAACAAAGCCGCGCATCGGCGGGCTGGTTGTGACATGTCACGGCGCTAAAATCTGTCGAATTCGTCTTTCATTGCTCGCTCAGTTTCTGCTTCAGCAGATAGCCTTCCAGCATCCAGATTTTATTCACCGCATTTTCGCGAGCAATCTTGCGGCCAATTTCAGCGTCGAAATTTTCCGGACTGGCACAGGCGCTTTCTCCGGTGACTGTAAATCCGTTTGCCAATGTCATAACACAGAAAGTAAGGAGATCAAGTGAGTGAGGTCCGACGGAAATTTCTCCATTAGGAATATGGCAATATTGCGACCCAATTACGCCATCTTGAGCCGTGAAATAATGCTCACTGGCAATAATGCTTTCAATGCGTTGCGGAGTAACGCGCGGTGCGGTTAAGCCTTTAGCTTGAATTTCAGATTCAATATCTTTGTCGCTCATGATTTTCACCTTAAAAAAATGCCCACCGAAGTGGGCGAACTGGAAGCAAGGGTGCCTTCCATGGCTTACGGGTTTACAGCGCAACGTCATCGCAATGGCGTTCTGGTGTAAAAGTGACGGTGGTCAGCATCAAGGGAACCCATCCGGACCGCTGCGGCACATGTGCCATATGCCGTACTGCTACACACCTGAAAGCGCACTCCACCGTTTGGATTTAACGACTAGGCTCAAAGGTCATTCACTGAATCGCGCTTTTAGTTATGTGCGGAGATGATGCTCCGCTTATCCACCGCCTTTACTTTTAAGCCCAATTTATTGCTGCGGTACTCCTGGCTACTGCACAAGCGGTTACATAACCACCTCCGCAATTCATCGATTCAACTAATTACCTAAAAGGTAATATCTGATGTTATAAGTGTCAATGGCCTACGCTAAATAAATCATATGTGGTTAAATTGGTAATAATTTAATTACGTACGGAGCTATTGCTATGTGTATCGGCAGCAAGCCATCAGTGCCAGCAGCGCCAGAAGTACAGGCTGCGCCACAGGAGCAGGATGCAGCAGTTGTCAGTTCTCGTGACGACGAAGAGCGCCGCCGCCGTGCAGCAGCAGGCCGCAGTTCTACTCTGCTGACTGGTGCGCAGGGTGACACCTCAACCGCAAACACCAGCGGTAAAACGCTGCTTGGTCAGTAACGGAGTAGGCAGAGATGGCGGAAACCGAAAAAGAGCGCCTGCTGAAGCAACTCGCACAGCTGAAGAATGAGCGCACATCGTTCGAATCGCACTGGCGTGATCTGAGTGACTTCATCAATCCGCGTGGTTCCCGCTTTCTGACGTCTGATGTAAACCGTGATGATCGCCGTAACACCAAGATTGTTGACCCTACTGGCTCAATGGCTCAGCGCATTCTGTCCAGCGGCATGATGTCAGGCATCACCAGCCCGGCACGTCCGTGGTTCAAACTGGCAACGCCTGACCCTGACATGATGGACTATGGCCCGGTGAAAATCTGGCTGGAAGTCGTGCAGCGCCGCATGAACGAAGTGTTCAACAAGTCTAACCTGTATCAGTCACTGCCTGTAATGTACGCAAGCCTGGGTACTTTCGGCACCGGCGCTATGGCTGTTATGGAAGATGACCAGGACGTGATCCGCACAATGCCTTTCCCTATTGGCAGTTACTACCTGGCTAACAGTCCGCGCGGTAGCGTAGACACCTGCATTCGCCAGTTCTCCATGACCGTTCGCCAGATGGTGCAGGAATTCGGTCTGGATAACGTCAGTACATCCGTAAAAGGCATGTGGGAAAACGGCACGTATGAAACGTGGGTGGAGGTTAACCACTGCATTACGCCTAACGTCAACCGCGACAGCGGGAAGATGGACAGCAAGAATAAGCCTTACCGCTCTGTCTATTTCGAGTCTGGCGGCGACTCCGACAAGCTGCTGCGTGAATCCGGTTTCGATGAATTCCCGATCCTGGCTCCTCGCTGGGAAGTGAACGGTGAGGATGTTTATGCCTCATCTTGCCCTGGCATGCTGGCGCTAGGTCAGGTTAAAGCCCTTCAGGTTGAGCAGAAGCGCAAAGCTCAGTTGATCGATAAAGCCACTAACCCGCCGATGGTTGCCCCGACATCGCTCAAGAATCAGCGTGTTTCCCTGTTGCCTGGCGATGTGACGTACCTCGACGTAATTAGCGGTCAGGACGGTTTCAAACCTGCCTACCTGGTCAACCCGAATACCGCCGACCTGCTGGCTGACATTCAGGACACTAGGCAGACCATCAACAGCGCCTACTTCGTTGACCTCTTCATGATGCTGCAAAACATCAACACCCGCTCTATGCCGGTGGAAGCGGTGATCGAGATGAAGGAAGAGAAACTGCTGATGCTTGGCCCGGTGCTTGAGCGCCTGAATGACGAAGCGCTTAACCCGCTTATCGATCGCGTGTTCTCAATCATGGCCCGCAAGAACATGTTGCCTGAACCGCCAGACGTTCTTCAGGGTATGCCGCTGCGTATCGAGTACATCTCTGTGATGGCTCAGGCTCAGAAATCTATCGGCCTCACCAGCCTGTCGCAGACAGTTGGATTTATCGGGCAACTGGCGCAGTTCAAACCTGAAGCGCTCGACAAGCTCGACGTGGATCAGGCTATCGACGCGTTCTCTGAAATGTCAGGCGTATCGCCAACCGTCATCGTTCCGCAGGAGCAGGTACAGGGAATTCGAGAAGAGCGCGCGAAACAGGCACAAGCCGCGCAGGCAATGGCAATGGGGCAGGCCGCAGCACAGGGAGCCAAGACTCTCAGCGAAACGCAGACCAGTGACCCGAGCGCATTAACCGCTATCGCTAATGCAGCAGGAGCACCGCAGCAATGACTGATATCGACGAAGAGGAACTGCGCATTCAGAACGAGCGGAAAAAGCACGATCTGGAACATCGCGAAAAGGACGACATCAAGTTCGTCATGGATAGCGAGCAGGGCCGCCGCGTCATCTGGTCACTGCTGGAGAAAGGTCATGTGTTCGGCGCCTGCTTCAGCGTAGACCCGCATATCACAGCATTCAACGAAGGGCAGCGCAACCTGGCACTGGTGTTACTGCAACGCGTTATGGCGCACTGCCCTGATCAGTATCTGAAGATGGCCGCAGAGGCCAGTGAACAGGAGTAACCATGAATTTATTTGAACGTTTGCTGCATCGCCGTCTTTGCAATGAGCAACCTGCTGATGGTGGTGCAGCTCCTGCTGCATCTGAACCCACAGCATCAACTGGTGATAATCCGGCACCCGCTGGCGATCCGGCTAAACCAGAAGGCGATAAGCCGCAACCTGGCACTGAATCCGACAAACCTCAGGAAGAAAAACCTGCTGATGGTGATAAGCCAGAAGAGAAAAAGCCTGGTGAAGACAAAGAGCAGAAGCAGGAAGGCGCGCCGGAGAAATACGAGTTCAAACCAGCTGAAGGCCAGGAACTTGATACTGCCGCTCTGGAGCAGTTCGAGCCTATCGCCCGCGAACTGAACCTGACCAATGAGCAGGCGCAGAAGATGGTCGATCTGTACGGCACCAAGATCATGCCAATGGTCCAGCAGCAGCAGGCGGAAGCCTGGCAGAAAACCACCGAGCAGTGGGCTGCTGACGTTAAAGCAGACAAAGAGATAGGCGGCGACAAGCTGACCGCAAACCTCAGCGCTGCTCAACGTGCACTGGACCAATTCGGTGATCCAGAACTGAAAGAATACCTGGACTCAACCGGTCTGGGGAATCACCCGGCGCTTGTTAAAGCGTTTATCAAAGTCGGCAAGGCAATGTCAGAAGACAAGGTTGTCACCGGCGGTCATGAAAGCGGCGGCAGTGACCTTATCTCCGCCTTCTATCCCAAAAAGTGAGGTATGAAAAATGGCTTTAATCGGTCAAACTCTGCCATCGTTGCTTGACATCTACAATCGTACTGACAAGAACGGGCGAATCGCGCGCATCGTGGAACAGTTGGCTAAAACCAACGACATCCTTACCGATGCGATCTATGTGCCGTGTAACGACGGCTCAAAGCACAAAACCACCATCCGTGCAGGTATTCCTGAACCGGTATGGCGCCGCTATAACCAAGGCGTTCAGCCAACCAAAACCCAGACCGTACCAGTGACCGATACCACCGGTATGTTGTACGATCTGGGCTTCGTTGATAAGGCTCTGGCAGACCGTTCTAACAACGCCGCAGCGTTCCGTGTTTCCGAAAACATGGGCAAGCTTCAGGGCTTCAACAACAAAGTCGCCCGCTACTCCATCTACGGTAACACCGATGCTGAGCCTGAAGCTTTCATGGGCCTGGCGCCGCGCTTCAACACGCTTAGCACCAGCAAAGCCGCAAGCGCAGAAAACGTATTCAGCGCTGGTGGTAGCGGCTCTACCAACACATCTATCTGGTTTATGTCATGGGGTGAGAACACTGCTCACATGATCTATCCGGAAGGCATGGTCGCTGGCTTCCAGCATGAAGACCTTGGTGACGACCTGGTAAGTGACGGCAATGGCGGCCAGTTCCGTGCGTACCGTGACGAATTCAAGTGGGACATTGGTCTGAGCGTGCGTGACTGGCGTTCAATTTCCCGCATCTGCAACATCGATGTGACCACGCTGACCAAAGACGCATCAACTGGCGCTGACCTGATCAGCATGATGGTAGATGCATATTATGCCCGCGACGTGGCAATGCTTGGTGATGGCAAAGAAGTTATCTATGCCAACAAAACTATCCACGCATGGCTGCACAAACAGGCTATGAATGCCAAAAACGTGAACCTTACCATCGAAGAGTACGGCGGCAAGAAGATCGTTTCCTTCCTGGGTATTCCTATCCGTCGTGTGGATGCAATCCTCAACACTGAATCTGCCGTAACGGCGTAAGGAGAGAGAATCATGTTGCTTGATCAACAGGCTTTGTTCTCCGCGGCTCAGGCCATTACGGCCACCGCGGTATCAACCAACGTCATTGACACCGGCTCCAGTAAGGATGTCGGTAAATATGGTGATATCCCGCTGCTGATTCAGGTTGTTGAGGCATTCAACACCCTGACAAGTCTGACGGTTACGGTGCAGACCGATGATAACTCGTCTTTCAGTTCTGCAACGGACGTGATCTCCATGGTTATTCCTCTGGCATCCCTGACCGTTGGGTACAAAACGCCGGTCATCACGCTGCCGATGAAGCTGGAGCGATACATCCGTCTTAACTACACCGTCACCGGTACCGCGCCGACCACTGGCAAAGTAACCGCTGGCATTGTTGGCGGGGTGCAGACCAATGTCTAAATATCGCGTCAAAGAACGCTCCTTCATTAACGGCAAGCTCTGCGAGCCTGGCGATATTGTGGAGTTTTCCGGGGAGGCTGGCAAAAACCTGATCCCTCATAACGACGGCGAAGTCGTAGTGAAGGAAGACAATCCGCCAACCAACGAAGAACTTCAGGAACTGGACCAGCTTCGTACAATTTACGAAGAGATGTTCGGCGAAGCTCCGCATAAAAATACCAGCGCAAAAACTCTCAAAGAGAAGATTGACGCCAGGCGTAAAGAACTGGGCGTGTAAGCGCTCAATAAAGTGCTAAAAGCCGGGGCCATTCGGCCCCGCTTTTCTATGCGGAGACCTGAGAATGAAAACTGTAAACATGAAAACAGGCACCGACTCATTCGTTGGTGAAGATGGAAAACCAGAAACCAAAGATCAGTATCCGTGGGGGCTTCGCATCACGCTGGATAATGAATCTCTGCAACGTCTCGGCCTGAATGCAAAATCACTGCCAGCGGTAGGTGATAGCGTTTCAGTTATGGCAATGGCTAACGTATGTTCTGTGTCTACCCGCACCACAGATCACGGTGAAGACAACTATGTTGAGCTGCAGATCACCGATATTGGCCTGGCTCCGCAGAAACGTGATGATGCCAAAGAACTGAAAGATGCATTCTACCCAGACGGGGAGGATGATTAATGGCTTCTGTTATCGAGATCTGCAACCGCGCGCTGAGCAACATCGGCAACAGTCGCAGCATTAACAGCCTGATTGAAGCCAGCAAAGAGGCCGGGCAATGCTCCCTGCATTTTGATGCGTGTCGCGATGCTGCTCTGGCTGACTTCGACTGGAACTTTGCTACCAAGCGCGTGGCGCTGGCTGATACCAATAATCCTCCTCCGGACTGGCAGTACGCTTACCAGTACCCATCTGATTGCGTCCGTATAACCGAGATCATGCCTACCGGCATACGTAATCCTACCGCTGCTCAGCGCATTGAATATGTTGTCGGTTCCAATGAAGACCTGACAGGTAAGTTAATTTACACCGATCAGCCGAAAGCGTGGTTGAAGTACGTGGCGCGGGTTACTGACGTCAATATGTATGATGCCATTTTTATGGAGGCGCTTTCCTGGCGTCTGGCTGCTGCCATCAATATGGCGCTGACTGGTAGCGCAGATCTCGGTAACAATGCACTGACGATGTACAACCGTGTGATCCTGAGCGCTGGCTCACATAGCCAGAATGAATCGCAGGAGCCACAACCACCAGTAGATGAGTTCACAGCAGCGAGGTTGTCATAATGGCTTTTAGCTGGATTCAACCGAGCTTTGCCGGTGGTGAAATTGGTCCGTCACTGTATGGCCGCATTGATATGTCAAAGTATCAGGTGGCACTGCGCAAGTGCGATAACTTCATTGTTCGCCAATATGGCGGTGTAGAGAACCGACCTGGTACGCGCTTTGTTGGTCCTGCTAAATACCCTGATCGCAAGTGCCGGTTAATCCCGTTCCAGTTCTCGACCGTCCAGACATACGCGCTGGAGTTCGGACATAACTATATGCGCGTTATCAAAGATGGCGCTTATGTTCTGACGACCAGCAATGTGATTTATGAGCTGGCGATGCCGTATGCTGACACTGACCTTTTCCGCATTAAATTCACGCAGAGCGCCGATGTTCTGACGCTGGTGCATCCTGCATACCCGCCTAAAGAACTGCGCCGCTATGCGCACGACAACTGGCAGATCGTCGACGTCACCACCAAAAACGGGCCGTTCGAAGATATCAACGTTGACGAGACGGTGAAGGTCTACGCCAGCGCCAGCACCGGAACAATTACACTGACGGCAAGCTCTGCAATATTCGGCGCTGAGCAGGTCGGAAAATTGTTCTATCTCGAGCAGCCCGCGGTTGATTCCGTCCCGGTATGGGAAACCAGTAAAACCACAGCAATAAACGACGTTCGTCGTGCAGACAGCAACTACTACCGCGCTAATACCTCAGGAAAGACCGGGACCCTTCGCCCTTCGCATACCGAGGGAATGTCGTGGGATGGCTGGGGCGGTACGGGTTCAGATGATACCGGGATCCAGTGGGAGTACCTGCACAGCGGTTTCGGCATTGCAAAAATCACAGCAGTGGCTGGCGATGGCCTGACAGCAACTGCCGATGTGGTTTCGTTCATTCCATCTCAGGTTGTTGGATCCGCTAACGCCAGTTATAAGTGGGCGAAATACGCGTGGAACAGCGTTAACGGATACCCGAGTACCGTTGTTTACTACCAGCAGCGCCTGTACTTTGCTGCGTCTACCGCGTACCCGCAAACCATCTGGGCAAGCCGTACCGGAGACTATAAAGACTTCGGTAAGAACAACCCTATTCAGGATGATGATCGGATTATCTACACCTACGCAGGGCGTCAGGTGAATGAGATCCGTCATCTTATTGATGTTGGTAACCTGGTCGCTCTGACATCTGGCGGGGAATATACGATATCCGGGGACCAGAATAAGGTCCTCACACCGTCGGCGTTTTCGTTCAGCTCTCAGGGGAATAACGGATCCAGTAACGTACCACCTATCGCTGTGGCTAATATCGCGTTGTTTATCCAGGAGAAGGGTAGCGTTGTGCGTGATCTGGCGTATTCGTTTGATGTTGACGGGTACCAGGGTACGGACCTGACCATACTGGCAAACCACCTTTTCCAGAAACATAGCATTGTTGACTGGTCATTCTGCATTGTTCCTTACAGCAGCGCATTCTGCATTCGTGATGACGGTAAATTGCTGGTGTTGACCTATCTGCGCGACCAGCAGGTTTTCGCCTGGGCGCCACAATCCAGCGCTGGAAAGTACGAAAGCACATGCTCCATCAGTGAAGGCAGCGAGGATGCTGTTTACTTCGTGGTTAACCGTACTATCAATGGGCAGACCGTACGTTACATCGAACGCCTGTCCAGTCGCCTGTTCACCAATGATGAAGACGCATTCTTTGTAGACTGCGGACTGAGCTACGACGGGCGCAATACATCATCACGCACAATGACCATCAGCGGTGGCACAGGTGACTGGAGCTATCAGGTTGATTACCCGGTTACAGTAAGCGGTGGTGCGTATTTCGTTAATACTGATGTAGGCGCTCAGATTCAGTTCCCATATACCGGAACAGATCCAGACACCAACGAACCGGTGGCTAAAGAGTTGCGAGGCGACATTATTTCAGTGACCAGCAATACTGCGGTTGTCGTGCGCTTCAACCGTAACGTTCCTCCGGTGCTTCGCAATGTGGCCACAACTAACTGGCAGATGGCCCGCCAGACTTTCAGCGGGCTTGCGCATCTCGAAGGCCAGACAGTCAACATCCTTTCAGATGCCAGCGTTGAGCCACAGAAAACAGTAACTGGTGGCGCTGTCACGCTGGAGTCACCAGGTGCAGTTGTGCATATCGGATTGCCTATCACCGCTGAATTCGAAACACTGGATATCAACATCAACGGGCAGGAAACACTGCTGGATAAAAAGCAGGTCATTCCTACTGTCACGATGGTGGTAAACGCAAGCCGTGGAATCTGGGCAACAACTCCTGGTGGAACCTGGTATGAATATCCGCAGCGTGAATTTGAGTTCTACGACGATCCTGTTGATGACGCTACCGGCAAGGTCGAAGTGAAACTTGACAGCAACTGGGATAAAAACGGACGCGTTAAGGTTCGCCAGCTTGACCCACTTCCGCTTTCTGTTCTTGCTGTATTGCCTCGCCTTACCGTCGGAGGCTTCTGATGATTAAAGCTCAGATCGTACCCGCTACAGCAGAGCATATCGAAGCCATTATTCCACTTGTTCGCCAAGCTGATATCGATGAATTTCTGGCGACCAATGGATGGAGTCCGCGCCGCGTGCTGGAAACTGGTCTGCGCACGTCAACCTTCGCCTGTTCCGGGATGATTAATGGCGAGGTGGTTACCATCTTCGGTGTGGCCCCGGCATCGATGATCGGCGGAAGCGGAATCCCATGGCTTGTTGGTACTGATGCACTGGAGAAATACCAGCGCACATTTCTGCGGCGCTGTCGAAAAGTGGTCAATGCAATGCTGACTGTTTACCCGTATCTTGAAAATTATGTTGATGCCCGCAACCACACCGCGCGTATCTGGCTGCACTGGCTAGGATTCACAATTGAAGAACCTCAGCCATTCGGCATTCATGGCCTTCCGTTCCACCGCTTCCACATGGAGAAAAACTAATGTGCAGCCCGGCTATCGCTCTCGCTGGCGCCAGTGTCGCTTTAAGTGGCGTTTCAGCATACAACCAGTACCAGCAAGGTAAGTATTCGTCTGCTGTTGCCGAGCAAAATGCAGAGGTGGCCACGGCACAGGCACAGGATTCTATCAACCGTGGCAACGCTCAGGCTGATGAGGTTCGCCGTCGCAATCGGCAGGCCGCCGGAACTCAGGCGGCAACTATGGGGGCTACAGGTGCAGATCTTTCCACTGGTGGAGCACTGGATATCTTCGGAGATACAGCACAGTTTGGCGCACTTGATGCGCTGACTACGGTTAATAACGCTCAGCGTGAAGCCTATGGCTATGAAGTCCAGGCCGCCAATTATAAAGCCCAGGCCAGTGCTTCGCGTAAGCAGGGGAATATGGGCGCATTTACTACACTGCTGACTGCTCCACTTCAGGCATATGGCGCTTACCAAATGGGTGGTGGAACGTGGTCACCATTCACCCAGAGTAAAGCGGCTCCAATCAGCGCTGCTATCGGCACGCCAACCGGTCGATAAGGAGATAACAAAATGCCAGTTGTACCTACAGTTAACGGACGCCAGGTAGAAAGCAGAGGGTTTCAGTCTCCTGGGTTTCAGGCTTTTGATCAGCCAAACATCGGTGATGCGCTTACACAGGTTGGTGGTAAAGCACTTGATGTTTTTGCACAGGCAAAGCAGCGTGCCGACGTTGCTCAGGCTCAGGATGCCTCATTACAACTCAGCAAGATTTCCAGTGATCTACTGACTAACCCTGATACCGGCCTGCTTAACATGCAGGGTAAGAACGCCCTTGGTAAGGGACAGGCTTACACTCAGCAGTTCGATGCTCAGGCAGAACAGATTGCGATGACACTTCCGGAAGGTGCCCGGGCTGGTTTTATGCAGCAGGCGCAGCAGCAGCGCATTCAGTTCACCACCCAAGCTGGTCGACATGAGATAAGTCAGCTCAATGCCTATGAAGAAGGCCAGTTCCAGGCAACGCTGGCGAACAACGGTAAATTAGCCGCATATGCCTACGGCGACAATGCCAACTATGTTCTCTACAACCAGCAGACCTTCCAGCAAATCGAAGATTACGGCGCTGCTCATGGCTGGAGTCATGAACAGATTCAGGCCAAGAAGATCGAGTTTAAGGAGAAGGTTGCGGATGCTTCCCTTTCTCAGTGGTCGGCCAATAACTCCATTGAGTTTATCCAGAGCAATGGCGAGTTGAGCGATACTGTTACCGGTTCCCGCCGTGCGGTATCAGAAGGTGGTTCAGGTGATAGCGCCCGTGGCATTCGTAATAATAACCCCGGCAACCTTGAGTACAGCAAAACCAATCCGTGGGTAGGCCAGACCGGTGATGATGGTCGCTTTGCTAAATTCGAAACGCCAGAGCACGGCATTCGTGCGCTGGGCCGCAATCTACTTTCGTACCAGCGGCAGGGTATCGATACGGTTAACGACATCATCAACCGCTGGGCACCGCCGTCTGACAATAACAACACTGACGCCTATATTCAGGCAGTATGTGCTCAACTTGGCGTAACACCTGACCAGCCGCTTGACGCATCAAACCCTGATACGCTTAAGGCTTTGTGTGCCTCCATTATCCAACATGAGAACGGCAGCCAGCCGTACAGCGATCAGCAGCTTGCCACTGGTGTTAGCGCGGCTATCGGTCTTTCTCAGTTACCTACCAGCACCAAACGCTACACGGGAAACGCGGCATTTGACGCTGCATCTCCTGAGGCCCAGGCGACATTCCTTCGCCAAGCTGACCAGATCCGCAAACAGCAGCAGGCGGAGTATCGCACCAATATCGACAGCCGTGTGCGCGATGCCAGTGCGGCGTACATGCGCGGCGTTGATTTCCCGAACGCCCCAACACAGACAGACTTCCTCGCTGCCTACGGCGTGCGTGAAGGTAACCTCCGTTATACCGAGTTTCGCAACACGCAGATCGCCGGGCAGTACATCGGTTCATTCCGCAACATGCCAACCAGCAGCATTACTGCATACGTAGAACAGTTGCGTCCTGGTACTGAAGAAACTGGTGAAGGTTATGCTTCGCGTGCTCAGCTATTTGATCAGGTAACAGCTGCTGCCACGAAGGTTATCACGCAGCGCCAGAACAACCCGTTTAATGCCGCGGTAGAAATTGGGGCGTATAAGCCTATTGCCAGCAACAACCAGAATGACATCACCTCTGAGGTTGCTAACCGGTTTTCGTCACAAGAAAGCCTACGCGCGCTGGGCATCAACGCTCCTATCCTGTCCAGTGAGGAGGCGGCTGCGCTGTCTGAACAGGTACGAGGTACCAAAGACGTAAACCAGACCATCAGCCTGTTGCAGAGCATGGGGAAAACTCTTCCTGCTCCGGCGATGCGACAGGTAGCCTCTGCCATTGCGCCAAATAACGCAGCAACCGCCTATTCTGCGCTGCTGCTTGGAACTCCTGATAACCAGTACGATAACACCAAGCCTTCTATCGCCTATAGCCAGTTCATAGGCTACAAGCCGACCATGAATAAATACGATGTATCGAAGGTAATCCTGGCCGGTGATCAGTTACTCAACCCAACTAAAGCGATGAAAGATGCGGGAATAACTCCAGTCCAACTTCCGAGCGAGGATAAGCTGAAGCGAGCATTCGACGATCAGGTAGGTAACTCGTTCGCCAACAACCCCCAGGCGCGCCAGCTAAGCTACAACCTGTTCAAAGCTGCTTACGCCGGAATCGCTTATCAGTCCGGAGACGCTTCCATGACAAAAACTGATGCAGCCAACTCCGACGTAGTGGAAAAAGCGGCGCAATACGCCACAGGCGGCGTGTACAAGGGATTTAATGGCGGTGATGTGGTAATGCCATTTGGCATGGATAAATCGACATTTAAGGACCGTTACACCGCATCTGCGCAGCAGGCGCTGAAAGATGCTGGCCTTAACGTCAATGCCGTATCCAATTTCACCCCAGTCAATATCGGCAACAATCAGTATCGGCTGGTAAGTGGCAGCGGTCGCTGGGCTACGGATCCGAAAACCAATGAAGCTATTGTCGTGAGGGTTGAATAATGGCTGATGTATTTTCACTGGCACCGGAAGGCCAGGCGTGGACAGACGATAAAACAGCAGCCAACCCGGCACGACCAGAAGATTACGAGCCGACTTTCTTCCAGGGTTCAATCACTGCACCAGTGCGCGGCGTGGCGGAAGGTACGCTCGGTCTCGCGCAGTCTGCTGTAGGGTTCAGCAAGCGACTGATCAGTGATCCAGCGTTTACAGCAGATGTTGCGCCGACGGTGAACATCTTTCGTGTGATGTTCCCGGATGCCGACAAGGCGCTGAATGAAACATACGATACGATCGGCAAACAGTTACAGGATGCGCGCGGATACGTGAAGCCGGATGCCGGTAGCCAGGGCACAGCAGCCGAGGTGCTTTATGGTCTTGGACAGTTCGTTCCGGCCATCGGTGCTACTATTTTCGGCGGGCCCACAGTCGGCGCTGCTACCGCTTTCAGTTCGACGTATGAGCAGTCATATCAGGACTTCAAAGGCAAAGGGGTAGATGAGACTACGGCGCGTAATCTGGCAACGCAGCAGAGCCTGTTCAACGCGGCAGGCATGGCCCTTCCTGCTGCTGTTGGCACCACGCTGACAACGCGTATCGCTTCAGGCGTGGCAATCAATACTGGATTCGGCGGCCTGAATCGTTATTCAGTCGGTGAAACACTAGAAGAAAAAGGCTACACCGAGATGGCTAAGCAGTACCGGGTATTCGACGGTCAGGCGATGCTGGTGGATGCGGTACTGGGCGCTGCCTTTGGTGGTGCCCATCACCTTGCCGCGCGAAATGCTGACGTGCCGCCACCGCCAGATTCTGAAGCACCGATCCCGGCGGCGGAAGTGCAGAGCGTTCCGGATAATTCTCCACAGCCTCAGGCTGAATCAGCTCCTCAGCCTGCACCGTTAGGGGATGGACCTGCTGCGCCAGATTCCCAGCAGATTACCTACGAATCTCGAATGGCTGAATTGCAGCAGAGTGCAGGGAAGCTTTTATCCCGTGGTGACAGAAAGGTGTGGCAGTCTGAGGTAGCGAACAGCCAGCGCATCCTGGATAACCTCAACGAGCAGCGTGCTGCAATCCTCGCGGAGCAGCCGTCAGGGAGCGGAAAGGCACTATCCGCCGCCAGACAGGATAAGCAATATCGGTTAAGAGCAGTAGATAATCAAATAGACCAGGTGCAGCAACGCCTGCAGGATGCCACCGACACGCTTGCACCGAATATGCCGGGTGGACGTTACTACGAAGCCAGAGCAGATCTCTCACGCATTCAGCAGGGGATCATCCCTGAAAGTATGCGCGGGCTTGTTCGTGAAACACCAATCAAACCAAGCGACATCGATGCTGCTCACGCACTGAATGAAGGACTCTATTACGATCTGGAATCTGCACCAGTACTGCACGCCAGTAATGAGAGCATCAACAGCCATGTGGCGGCTATGGATGAGGCATATCGCCAGCTCAATGACGGACAGCCGGTTAACGTCGGGATGATGGCTCGCGGATTGGATGGCCCGGCGCGTCCTGGCATGCTGGAATCTGCAAACGATCAGTACCATGCAATGCAGCAGGTTTTCGAAGAGAATGGTGTCAGGTATGAAACGCCGTCAGAACTGGCTGGAGAAGCTCCGGCGCCACGCGCCGAAAGTGCATTCACGGCAGCAGACGAAACTGGTGGTCAGGTCAGTGTTGACCCAGACACCGGCCAGGCAATTTCATCCAACAGTTACGACCTTATGGCGGCGCGCGATATGGCGACCACCAATCCGGATCTGACAATTACGCATCCCGACACCGGGCAGCCTGCGAAACTCTCCGATGTTCTGGCTGAATTTGATGAACAAATCCAGACCGTGCAGAACGAATCGAAAGTTTATTCAGTCGCCGCCGCGTGCTTCCTGAGGAATCCATAATGAAACAGGCATGTGTTGAAGCCATTGCGCAGACACTTGGCCGCCAGCCAAAGGCTGATGAGCTAAAAGGTATTGAGGACCGCATCAAAGAAGCCGTGCGTCAGGTGCATAAAAAAAATGCCAAGGAAGGAAAGACTGGCATCCCTGATGCTCAGACGTATATGGAGGCTGCCGATCTGGTACGTCAGCGCGTTGTGCATGATGTCTATAAGAAGCGCCAGCGAGTAGCTCAGAACGCGATCGCCATCAGCAGGGTTACAGATACCCTTGACGCTAATATCCCGCCAGAACAGCAAACTCCTGCCAATTTGCAGCAGTTTATCTTCGCTGGTAGGCGCACAACTGACGGTAAAGATATTGCCGTTACATCTGCTGAGGAACTGTCTACCGGAGCATATCAGGACTGGTCTCGCCAGCTCAGCGCTGAATTGCTCAAAGCCGGTGATGATGTACGTAAATTCTTCGAGCAAAGCAAGGCACTTGGGGAGCAGCGTTTCCGCAGCCTGTTCGACCAGCAGGCGGCAAAGTCTGCACAGTTCCAGATCCTGAAAGAGCTTTACGGAGAAGATACTGGCAACCCGCAAGCGAAGAAAATTGCACAGGTATGGAATGACGTAACCAGCCGTGCCCGCCAGGAGATGAATGACAACGGTTTTGATATCGGTCTGCGCGACGACTGGCATCTTCCGTATGTGGACGATGCTGATTTTATTCGCAACGCCGGGCGCGATGAATGGCTGGCATCACTCCCGGCAGCCGAGCGTGCAAAAGCTCAGTTATCTGGTCGCCAGCCGCCGATTGAGTTTGCCCGCCAGGCATGGGTGGATGACGTTTACAACACGCAGGATCGCAGCAACTACGTTAATCCGGACGGCAGCCCGATGAATGACATCGAATACCGTCAGGCACTGGAGGCGATCTTTGAAACGAAGGCCACCGACGGTGCCAACAAAATTGACCCAGGAGCATTCATGGGAACAGGCGGTATAAAGAACCGCGGATCCCAGAATAGGGTTATGGCGTTCAAGGATGCGCAATCCCACTTCGCGTATATGGAGCGCTATACTCAGCAGCCGGTGGCTGGAGTGATGATGTCACACCTGCAATCATCTTCTCGTGACCTTGGGGTCGTTAAAGCTTTCGGACCTGACGCTGCGCGAAACTTTTCCCTTGTGCTGGACCGTGTGTACCAGCGAGCAGTCACAGGAGGAAAGGCTGTAGGGCATATGAACGAAGAGCGCAAGATGGTTGAGCGCATGTTTAACTCGATGGCCGGGCTTAACGGTGCGGCTACATCGAGTGTATTCACGTCGGCAGTCGGTGGCCTGCGTAACCTGATGACCAGTGCCATGCTGGGCACCAGCGTACTGACGGCAACCAGCGATCAGGCCATCATGCGCGCCAACGCCCAGGCGCTTGGCTTTACACGTGACGGCATGCGCTTGTCTGCAAATACCATCAAAAATCTTTTCAGTGGTGACGCCAAACGAGCTAATGCTGAGCTTGGCCTCCTGGTGGATTCTCACGCTGCTGTCGTTTCCAAGATGGGAGGATTCGACCTGTCCAGAGGAATCACCGGTTGGTTTGCCGAGAAAACACTGAAGTGGTCAGGGCTGATCGCAATGGACCGTGCAAACAAAGCGGCGTTCGGGCTGTTGATGTACAAAAACATTGGCGAATTGACCCGCAAATTTAAGACGCTTGATGACGTAAAAGGATCAGATAAAACCATACTGGCTAATAAGGGATGGAGTAATGAGGACTGGGCTATCATGGCAGCGGCAGAGCTCCAGCCAATGACCACCGCCGGGCATATGGGAATGACTCCTGACGCTATATACGCTGTTCCTGATAACGTGATCACCGGTATCATGGCGGACCGTATTGCACAGGTGCGCGCTGGTAGCGAAGAAGTACTGGCAGCGCTTGGAGATCTACCGCCTGAGCGCCTTAAGCGAATGAGGCAAGCATTTGACGCTGAAGCAGAGCAGACCATCACACGGATGGTGCGCAATGCCCGAGTTGAGGCCGCGCAGAAATTGCTGGGGATTACGCATGGTGAGATGACCAGCGCAGTCACGACAGCCACCGGTCTGGACACCTACGCCCGCGATGATGCCGGGCAGTTGATTAAGAGCTTCATGCTATTTAAGACAACGCCGTTTGCAGGTTTTCGTCAGTTGGTAAACAGGGCTAATGATCTAGACACGGTTCCCGCTATTAAATTCCTTGCCTCATATATCGCTGGCACAACACTGGCAGGTATGTTCGCTAACCAGATGAATAGCCTGTTGACAGGCAATGACCCGCTGGATATGACAAAGCCAACTACATGGGTACAGGCACTGCTGAAAGGTGGATCCTTCGGTATCTACGGCGATTTCCTGTTCCAGGACCATACGCAATATGGTTCCAGTATCGCGGCCACAATTGGCGGTCCTGTGCTGAGCTTTGCAGAACAGTTAACCAAGCTACTGATCACGAACCCGCAGAAGGCGCTACAAGGAGAAGAAACATCTTTTGGTGCTGATGCCCTTAAGACCGCTCGCATGATCACACCATTCGCCAACCTCTGGTATGCCAAAGCAATAACAAATCACCTTATCCTGCAACAGCTTCAGGAGATGGCAAACCCTGGCTACAACGATAGGGTAAGAGACCGAGCACAGCGGGAGTTCAACACAACGAGCTGGTGGGAGCCTGGTTCAACAACACCTCGTCGAGCACCAGATCTAGGAAAGGCGGTAGGACAATGATGGAAATCTTAACAAATATTGGGTTGATTATGTTCTGGTTTGCCGTAGTCGTGGTTGCTGGTACTGCGTGTGTATTGGCGATCATCTTCGCCATTAAGAAAGGATGGTTAGGCGAAACTTCTTCTAAGGTCGTTTACTTTTCGACATTCGTCATACTTGCTGCAATAGTGTTTAAATTGCCACTGTTGTGACATGTCACAAGGCCGCAATAGCGGCCTTTTCTTTTTCATTAAGTGGTTTGCTTGCGTAGCTGTTCGGCACAGTAATCGAGATGCGTTTGCAGATCCTGCATGGTCATTTGAGAACTTGTAACGTAATTTACAAGCGCAACCAGTTCAGTCAGTGGCCCATCAACATTGAAGCCATCTTTATCGAGTTCTCGCAGCAACTTCATCAGGTGCGAGTCCTCCACCATGGATCTAACGCCTATCGGCGTGTGTATTCTTTCTTCAAGTCCTTCTTCCAGCGGATGGTGATACTGCCGTTGCATCTCTTCTTCTCCATGCAATTACTGTATAAACATACAGTATCAGAAGATATCAGTACTATCCAGCATGAAATGCAAATTACCTGTAAGGTAATAAAGTAACTGATTAATACCTAAACGATTCATATAAGGTTTTTAGGGTAATAGAATGATCCAGAGTGCATGCGCGCCGGGCGCAAAAGCAATCTGGAGAAAATGACATGACGGTTTCAACCGAAGTTGACCACAATGACTACACAGGGAACGGGGTCACGACATCATTCCCCTATACCTTTCGAATTTTTAAGAAGTCTGATCTGGTTGTGCAGGTTGTTGACCTGAACGAGAACATCACAGAACTGATTCTTGACACTGATTACACCGTGACTGGTGCCGGTGGATACACTTGCGGGGATGTTGTCTTATCATCTCCTCTTGCCAATGGTTATCAGATTTCAATTTCACGTGAACTTCCTGTTACTCAGGAAACAGATCTACGAAATCAGGGGAAGTTCTTCGCAGAAGTGCATGAGAATGCTTTTGATAAACTGACGATGCTGATTCAGCAGGTACGCAGTTGGTTAAGTCTGGCCCTGCGTAAGCCATCATTTGTCGCCAACTACTATGATGCACTTGGCAACTACATCCGCAATCTTCGCGACCCGTCTCGGCCTCAGGACGCCGCAACGAAAAATTATGTTGATAACCTTAGTGAAGGTAATAATTCCTATGCGGATAATCTTTTTAGTAGAACGCTTAGAGTTCCTGAGAAAATAAACACTCTACCATCATCGCTGGATCGGGCTAACAAAATCCCTGCTTTTGATAGTAATGGAAATGCAATTGTTATCATCCCGCAATCTGGCTCAGCATCAGATGTATTGATCGAACTTGCTAAACCATCTGGGTCTGGTTTAGTCGGATTCTCACACAGCAATAATTACAACCCAGGGATGGTTGGTGAAAAGCTTCAAAACGTTGTTTATCCAACTGACGCCCCATTTTATGCACCAACCGATGGGACTAGCGATGCAACGACTGCGCTTCAAAGCGCCATTACCCACTGCGAGGGAAAAAATGCAGTTTTATGCATCAATAAAAGTTTTTCGGTCTCTGACAGTCTTTCAATTTCATCACCGCTATGTGTATTTGCCATGAATGAGCAGTGCGGGATTGTATCATCCGCTCCAGCCGGGCATGCTGCTGTTATTTTTAATGGAGATAATATTTGCTGGAATGGTGGTTTTATTCGTGGTTTAAATCAACCAAGTAGTTCCACTATAAGACAAGATGGCGTCCTGCTTAATGGGAATGATTGTGTTTTAGATAATGTCTCTATCAATGGTTTCTTCGCTAAAGGGTTACATACCTCTAATGCAGATGGGAGCGGTGTTGGCATCCGGGACTATGGTACGCGAAATACCATCAGTAAGTGCCGGGTAGAGTATAATAAATTCGGCATATCTCTCGAAGGGAAAGACGGTTGGGTACTCGGAAACTATGTGAGTAACCATTACCGGATGTCTTCTGAAGCCAAGCCGTGGGACGATACCAGTAACTACTGGGATGGTATTGTTGGCGGCGGTGAATGGCTTGGCGTTGCAACCGGATATCTGATTGATGGTAATGAGTTTGAGGATAATGGTCAGAGCGGTATCTATGCTGGTGGCAACGGGGGTATTTTCGCCAAGAACAGGATTACTAATAACCACATACATGGAAACTGGAATCGCGGTATAGATTTTGGGGTTGTACAGCGTCTTGCTAATAGTGATGTTTATGAAAATATAATCACCGACAACATAGTGCATAACAACCGAGCAGCTAACATATGGTTAGCTGGCGTTCGGGATAGCATAATAAATAACAATAACTCCTGGTTTACTGATGATTATCGGTCTATGTTCGCTGGGAATTTTGATGCCTGCGTGTGCCTGACGTTAGCAGACGGCGGTGAAAAAGCAGCGCCAACCGGTAATCAGGTAAACGGTAACCGGTGTAAGACCTTGGAATCTGATGATCAGATCAGCGGTTTTACGTTAAATATTACAGACACCGCCAGAGGAAACCAGGTACGGGATAATGTGTTGTCCCCTATAGGGGAGGCATATATTCCAAATCCAGAACTATATGCTGTTAATAATATCGATATCCCTACTGAGTTCGCATTCACACCGCAACTCATAGGCGGGTCAGGTGTGACACTGGGTAACAGTTCTGGCAAGTTAACCGCTAACGGAAATGTGTTTAGCCTAAGTTTGTCTATCTCTGCCCAGTCTGTCTCATCCCCAAGCGGCAGCCTGACAATCGGGTATATACCGGGGCTTAGTGGTACTAGTGTTCGCCATCACAACGTACGAACGGAATTCTATAACAACCTGAATACTACAATGCAACGGGCGCAGCCGTACGTAAATATCGGTGATAGCGCGGACCAATTGCGTGTATACAGACTGGCTGATGGATTATCTAAAGATGATTTACTAGAGTATTTTATGTCTAATTCAGATCTACGTATGGTTGGCGATATTGAAATAGAGCCATATAACTTTAGCCGTTCAGTTACCGTGGTTGGGCATAGCTTCTGTACCAGTGATGTTATGAGCACAGAGTTGAACCGGCTGCTTGGTACCGATATATACAACTTCGCCAGGGGCGGGGCTAGTGATGTTGAAGTTGCCATGTCGCAAGAGGCAATAACACGACAATATGCGCCTGTAGGCGGGTCAATACCTGCGTCTGGTTCAGTAGCTCTTACGCCTACGGAAGTAGGTATATTCTGGAACGGCGCTACGGGGAAATGTATCTTTGGAGGTATCGACGGTACATTTTCAACAACGCTGGTAAACGCGGGAACTGGTGAGACTCAGCTTGTATTCACGCGTGATTCTGCTGGTAGTGCGGTAAGTGTGTCAACAACTGCAACATTTGCTATGCGGCCGTATACAAGATTTAATACAAATACTATCCCAGCAGGGCGAAAGCACTCTCTGCATAGGGATGATATCTATATCGTTTGGGGCGGTCGTAACTCAACTGACTATACTAGATATGTGTCAGAGTTGCATACCATGGTTGCTAATATGCATACTCAGCGCTTTGTTATTTGCCCTGAGTTTCCTTATGATACGGAGACAACGGGAACTACTGGAGCTACAAATTTAGCAGCTCTCAATAACAACCTGAAAGCCGATTTTCCAGATAACTATTGCCAAATTAGCGGCGTTGATTTATTGCAGAACTTTAAAAGCAAATATAACCCAGCCTATGCAGGAGATGTAACTGATATTGCAAACGGTATAACCCCTCGCTCTCTGCGAGAAGATAACCTGCACCCATCTGAAACACTACAGCCAAATGGCTTGTATATAGGTGCAAAAGTAAACGCTGATTTTATTGCTCAGTTTATTAAGTCGAAGGGGTGGGGTGGGTAATTCACATTGTATCTGGTGGGCTATTACACCCACCAGATTTTTTATCTTGACGTTCTGATTAATCTCGAGATCACAACAGATAAAGAAAGGAAACACCACATTTCTATGTCATACGCGGTATATAATGTGCAAGACATCACAAATGATGATGCAATAAATACAAAAGCTAGTTGTGGATTAAGGTTTTTAAGATATATGAAAAGAGAAATTATCATTGCTATATAAAATGCAGCGCCAATCGCACCTAAATCCAAATAAGTATTTAAATATAGATTATGGACATTTGGTTCACCATTATAATATGCGCTGTATTTTGGAAGAAAATCTCTCGCTGATAATAATCCATTACCAAACAGTCCTATAACATCAGTGTTTGAAATCACAGCGATCCAGTATAATATCCTTATTGACATACCATCAGAAAGTTGGCCTTGATTTATAGAAGACAATCTTAGGTAGTCAAATATATAAGGTGAAGCGATAGCCAAAGCAGTTATTACAAAAAACGCAGCAACCATTTTCATAGCAACGCCACGGCTTGATGTTATTTTATAAAGTGCAAGTATAGCTATAAGGAATGCCACCGGTGTCCGTGACATACTTAAGAAGCCAGTAATTAATACTATTAGCATCCATATCACTGCTCCTTTTTTATAAATTGTTTTATGTAGTATGTATTGCAATATACCGAATAAAGCGACTTTTGCGCCGAACATGTTTTTATCATTTCCGCCAAAAAGTGCGTAGTCGCTGTCAAATATAAAGCTAGCTGTATATGAGTTACTGGCAGTTAACCCATACCCTCCGGACTGTATGTGTAAAAAAACAACTTGTATAAAACAAAATAAAATAATAGCACTAATATATCTGTGTATTATTTTCAGCATGTCAATACTATTTGTTTTTTCATAGCTAAATATACTTGATATAATTAAGAATGAGATTCCTAATATTGATTTTATGATTGCCGTGACTGTGTCATCATCCTGAATTGTATACGTAGAGGTGAAAATAATTAACAATAGTATCAATGATGCAAAAAAAGAAAAAACATAAAATTTCAGTGATATCCTATACAACATCATAAGCAAAGAAATTGCGAATACCACTGGGTATATTTTTATTGGCAAAAAAATAGAAACCATAGAAAGACCGATTAAATGAGAAATTATCCTCGATCTTGATGTGATAAATTGGCTTTTAAAATTAATCTCTTGCATTTTTATTCCGAATTATTCGCAACGTTTCTGTAATTTTGCATTACTTTGCTTTTCTTCATGCTCTGATTTTATTTTTGAATATATAAATGCCATTATTGAAACTATCTCAATGGCAGCTATTAAATTTGATGTAACGTCATCTTTCCCTGCAACAAAATACACAATAACATGAGAAGAAATAAATAAAAATAAAATATTAATTACTATCTTCATTACGTAGTCCTGTGATGGTGTGCATTTTCATTTCTACAATTTTACCATATGGGTAATTTTCTCGCCATGTTTATAGATTGCATCATTCCATATGTGGTTTATTGTGTATGATGAACTCACCAACTAAGGGGGTTCGTTATGCACAGTAAACGGTGGTCACTATGTCAGCTCAGCTAACCAGTGAGTCTTTAAATCAGTGGCTTAGTATGGGTTCTCTGGCTGCGGTTATCGCAGGAGTCCCTCCAGAGGTGGCTCTTGGAGCTTTATCAGGCGCGGTAATATTTATTACCTCAGCCGTTGAGTATCCAATACGCCGCCGGGTTCTCCTGTCGATGCTCAGCTTTCTCTGTGGGCTTCTCTTCTACAAACCAACAGCATCAATCCTTATCGGCGTAGCCAGCCTGATCCCAACTATCACGCAGGATTCATTCGAGAAAGGGATCGTCTTCTCTGCTGGCGCGTTCGTGTCGGCAATCGTCGCAGTACGTATTGGTATCTGGCTCTATCACCGTTCCGACAATCCACGCGATTTAATCCCGGGGAGAAAAGACGATGACAACTCATGAGCTGCTTTTACTCATTGCCAATGCGGTTATCTGTTCTGCGATAGCAATCCGTGTTGGAACCTTCCGGCGTAATGGATCGCAACACCGCAGGTGGGGTGGGTGGATAGCCTACTTCCTTATCGTGGCATCAGCCAGCATCCCAGTACGTGCCGCATATGCAATCTGGTATCACACGCCAATGGCCGCTGATTTATCAGAGGTCATCATCAACGCTGTCATGCTTGCCGCTGTTCTGAAGACGCGCGGTAACGTCGTGCAGATGTTCAAAATATCGAGGTCTCAACATGGACATTAACCAGTTCCGGCGCGCAGCCGGTATCACTGAGCAACTGGCAGCACGCTGGTATCCACATATCACTGCAGCCATGAATGAATTTGGCATTACCAAGCCAGATGACCAGGCGATGTTTATCGCACAGGTCGGGCATGAGTCAGGAGGATTTACCCGGCTACAGGAAAACTTCAACTACAGCGTTAACGGGCTGTCCGGGTTTATCCGTGCCGGGCGAATCACTCCAGACCAGGCCAACGCACTCGGCAGGAAAACATATGAGAAGTCTCTTCCTCTGGAGCGTCAGCGTGCAATTGCCAATCTGGTGTACAGCAAGCGCATGGGAAATAACGGACCGGGCGACGGATGGAATTATCGCGGTCGTGGACTTATTCAGATCACCGGCCTGAATAACTACCGCGACTGTGGCAACGGCCTGAAGGTGGATCTGGTTCAGAATCCTGAACTGCTGGCGCAGGACGAATACGCGGCCCGCAGCGCGGCGTGGTTCTTCGCAACCAAAGGCTGCATGAAGTACACCGGCGACCTGGTGCGCGTCACGCAGATCATAAATGGCGGGCAGAACGGTATCGACGACCGGCGCGCGCGGTACATAACTGCCAGTAAGGTGCTGGCGGTATGATCTGGGCATTCGTCAAAGCGTACTGGAAACAGTTGCTTATCGTGTTGATGCTTGCTGCTCTGGTCATCGTCGGGGTGGTTGCCTGGAATGTTCACGGCGATCGACAGTATGACGCCGGATATGCGCAGGCAAAAGCAGACCGTAAAGCCGAAGATGATAAAGCTCGTCAGCACGACGAAAAGGAGAAAGCTACCAATGAACGTGAAGCGCAGCGTGCACTCGACCGGGCGCGCAATGATGCTCTTGATGCTGCCGCTCGTGCTGGCAGGTTGCAGCAACAGCTCGTTGCCATCCGTGAGCAGCTCAGGCAGTATAACGCCATTGTCGGCGCTGGGTCGTCAGCCGCAGACACCGGAGTTTTGCTTGCCGACGTGCTCAGCAAATCTCTCGAGCGAAACCGACAACTGGCAGAGTACGCTGATCGGGCAGCCGAAGCCGGAAGAGTCTGTGAAAAGCAGTACGATTCGTTGACCCGGTGACATGGCATTTTTCATGGTACTGATTTCCGGTGACGGTATATAAAACGGTATGGTGAAAATCTGTTTTCATAAAGTTGTTACAATTCAATAAGTTATGTGTATTGTAAATAATTGAGTGGGAATAAGCCGATAACCCTTCCTGTGTTTTCATGAACAGGTAAAGGTGAATTTAACCCTCTGTTTTTACAGAGGGTTTTTATTTATGTGCATAGATGAGCTTTCTGTGTAGCGCACAGCTCTTGACGGCAAATTTGACGTAATTACGAACCCACGAAGGTTGGCTGTATCTTGCCGTGGTCGTTGATTTGTTCTCGCGCAAAGTTATCGGTTGGTCAATGCAACCACGAATGACAAAAGATATTGTCCTGAATGCGCTTCTGATGGCCGTGTGGCGACGTCATCCCCAAAAACAGGTGCTGGTTCAGTCTGATCAGGGTAGTCAGTACACCCGCTATGAATGGCAGTCGTTCCTGAAATCGCACGGACTGGAGGGCAGTATGAGCCGTCGTGGCAACTGTCATGACAATGCGGTTGCAGAAAGCTTTTTCCAGCTACTGAAGCGTGAGCGGATAAAGAAAAAGATCTACCAACGACTCAGAAGTGTCCAGATTATCCGTGGCGATTCAGCCCAAATAAGGGGTATTTAAAATATAATAACTTATTCTTCAACTATATAACCAACGTCCAGCTTTAGCACTTTCACCGAGCATACCAACTGTTAGTGGCTTACGCGGATCAGGCTCTTTACTTCCAAAATACTCTGGATTCAGATAGTTGAGTATGTCAAATCCTTCTGAATCTACATTCCAACGCTTGAAGTACTCTTGTAGAAATTCTTCACTATCTTCAAAAACGAGTTTAAGATCATCCCTAATACTGGTATCAAGCGTGATGGTTCGCTTTGACCCACAGAGAAAGTACTTTTTAGTGTTATATTCCTGATCGATAAAATCGATAATTTCTTTCTCAATATCTCTCAT